AGCTGCCCTCCGGGTACACCCCGGCGTCGTTGGGGACGTCCCTGAGCGTAGCGCGGACCCAATTCAGAGCCCATGCTTCGCTGGATACGTTGGGCGTTGCTAGGGTCCCGGGGTCGTAGGTCCGCGCCATCGCTTACCTCCGGCGTCGCCTTCTGGGGATGGGCTTTTCCGCTTCCTCCTCGTCTTCGAAGTCGTCCTCGGGCTCATCCTCGATACGGAAAGCGTCTGGTCGGGCGCGGAACCAGACCAGCGCTTCCTCGTCGTCGACTTCAGCCACCCCCCGGAACACGCCGTCCACCCTCTCCTCGCGAAAAGCCTGCCCCCGAAACACTCCCATGTTGTAGTTCAGGGAGATGACCTTAGCCATCAGGTCGTCTCGAGGTCGGTGATCTTGCCGTGCAGCCACTCAGGGCCGTGGTCCAGACCCAACTCCCCGTAGATCTGATACTTGTAGCTTGCCCCGGTCCTGGCGAGCTCCTCACGGAAAAGCACGCCCTTGCCCGGAATCTCCGTGGCCACCAGCCCGATGGCATCGAAGTTGACGAGAGCGATCTGGTCCTGCGGCATATCGTGCTCGAGAGCGAAGTTGAGCACGCCGAAGGTGGTGTAGACCGTCCGGACGCGGATACCCCCGATGAAGCGCTCCGAGTCGACCTTGATCTTCTCGGTCCGGAAGAGCTCGTTGAGCTTCCGGAGCTGCGCCGTGTTAGCCAGCGCGATAACGTTCTCGCCGTCCGCGATAGCGCCCGAGTCAACCATCATCGCCATCACGTCGTCGAACAGCTCAAGCGAGAGCGGACGAGGAGTCCCGCCGTTGTCAACGACGTTGGTAGTGATGGCCGGCAGCAGTCCACGAGTGCGCCGAGGCGTGGTGTTGTCGACGGGCTTCTGGTAGGTCTGATTGAGGAACGACCAGTTGAGGTTACGCGCGATGAACTCGAGCTTGACTCCCGTCTGAAAGTCGAGCTCCGACTGGACCGGGTCGATAGCACCACCCAGGTTCACCCCAGACAACTGCTGGGAAGCACCCTCCTTGGTGTAGGAAACGACCACGGACTCCTGAACAATCTGGGTCACGTTGGTCATCTGCGAACGCACGACGCCGTTGTGGTCCGGAGCGTCGGCGCCCTCAAGGCGAGCCCTGGACGCCCTGTGGTCCGGAATCTCGAACTGCTGACCCACCGAGAACTCGGTCGACTTGATCGGCCGGTAGGAGTTGATCCCCCCAATCATCTGGAGGAATGCGTTCGGGCGCTGGCCCTTCTCGAACAGCTCCCCGATGAAGTTGGGAAGGTCGTAGGTGGTGGTGTTAGTGTGAGCCATCTGTTGTTATCCCCTCTTGCGTAGCTCGTTGAGTCGCGTCTGGATAGCGACACGCTCACTACGAGTGCGTGCCTTGCTGAGCAGCTCTTCCAGTTCGGCGATAGTTGTTTGCGTCGAGCGCAGACTACCGCCAGCACCGGTCGCGGGTGGAGTACCGTTCTGCTTCGGAGCTAGCACAGGGAAGTCGGCGAGCAGAGCGTCCACATTCACAGAGCCGTCCTCAGCAACGTACTTGTCCCTTGCCCGCTCGATCTGGAAGAGGGCGTAGTTGACGTCCGTTACCCTGGGGGCAAGGACGGCTTTCAGCTCGGCTTGTATGCGGGCAGCTTCAGCCGCTTCGGCCTTGGCCTTCCACTCCTCTACCTCGAGCTTAGCTCGCTCCACAGCATCGAGCGTTGCCTTCTCCGCCTCGGCGCGGAGTTCGTCCATGATCTCCTTGCGGATGGACTCCCTCTGCTTGGCAAGGCGTTTAGCAACCATCGCGTTCACCTCATCCTGAGTGAACATCTTAGGCGGCTTCTGCGATGGCTGATCCCCGCCACCCATGCCCTGTGAGGGGCTGGGCTGTGTCTCCTGCGGGTCGGGCAGGTCCTTATTCTCCTCAACCATGATACTACCTCCTGCTACTTACTATACCGCGGCAGTTCGCGGTACGTTGTTACTATGGTGAGGCCCACACCCTAGAGCGGGTGGGTGGGCGGTAGACCGTTCCTAAGCCCTGAACCGTTTGTTCGAGATCGGCCTGAGTTACGTCTCTATGGTAGGCCAGGGCATGGCCACAGTTGATCCACTCGCCGGGGTCAGTCACCCGCTCCCAGTCCCGGGGTCCGTACACTTGGGCACCGGCGTTCTTGCCCCCAGGGAGGGTGAAGAAGTGCTCCTCTGGGATGACGACTCCCTCAAGCGCGTCATGCCAATCTCGATGTTCGGTTCTAGGCCATGCTCTTACCCACTCCTTCCACTCAGCTTCGGCGAGTGTGGCCACTTCCCGGGCAGCATCGTCTTGCCCCTGCCATACGGACTGTTCTCCGGCTTTCAAAACATGCTGCCGGAGCTCAGCTACCGTAGGTTCGGCTTCGAGGATTCGCTCAAAGCGGTTGGCTATCAGGTCACCGTGCGCCATCGCTGCATCTCGCCACTCACGGACCGCGCGAGCGTTGAGCGAGTCAGGCGCACCCAGGATCGTTCCATGTACTATCCAGCCAGTTTGCTTACCAGTCAGATAAGCACCAGCGAAAACCTGGACCAGTATACGTTGAACTAGCAACGTATACCCTGCCTCGATAAGCCTCTCGAGTACTCTCCTCTCGACATCCCGACGCACCCGAGGCAGCACCTTATCGAGCGCACGGCCGAGGGCTGGAAGTTCACCCCTCGCCACGGACTACTCCTCGCCACCGCTGATGAGCGCGTTGAGGTCATTGACACTCACGCGCCGCTCCTGCCCAGAGATCCACTCCTCCAGCTCCGCATCGCTCATGTGCGGGTAGTAGGGCTGAAGAGCGAGCACGGCTGCCCGGAAGGGGATGAGACCGGCCTGATAATCGGCGCGCGCCTGCTCGGAGATGATCCGTCTAAGGGGCTCACGATTGATGGTCACAGAGACCCTAGGAGCCTCCTCAGGGTCCAGACCAATCAGCTCAGCTAGGTCCCTCACTCCATCGCTAAGCAGCTTGCTGATGAGCGAAGCGTAAGTCGTTGCATTGGCCACAGCAGTGGCGTTCGCTTGATCGAGAGCCTCCCCAGAAGGGAACGTTCCTGTGGTGATCGAGGAGATAGGAAGCTGAAGGTCACCACGAATCCGCTCGTAGAGCCGGTCGTGCAGGCTGAAGAGGCCCTCGAGGTTGGGTGGCTCAAGCCTACCTATCTCTGCTTCCATGCTGTTCGCCACCAGAAGAGTCTCCGGGCCCACACCTTCTGCCGGCACGTCCCAATCACCCTTCATCCACTTCAGTGGGGAGGCATTGGCGTCACTCGCACGAAGCTCGCGGAGCTGCTGAGCAACTTCAGCCTTCAAGAGCGGCAGAGCAGTCTGAAGCTCGCCGATAGGGAGCCCAGCCTGGTCTCTGTCGAAGATGGCAAACCGCGGCATCATCTGGTCAAGGAACTCGCGAGTGGGACGGTGACCGATGGTGGACGGACTCCGCTGATTACGCCATTCCCAGATAGTACCATACCTGGGATTATCCGGGTATGGCTCATAGATTCTCAAACGATACCGATTACCACTCGCTTCGCTGAGAGCCTGGAACCAAGCGACGGGGGCCCCACCAGCGTCGTCCTCATGGTACAGCGGTTCGAGGTAACCCCCCAGTTTCTGCAGTCGAGGCTGCCCAAACTCTGGCTGGTATGCCCATACTCCCGCGATACCGACAGCACAGAGGCTCTTGAGAGCATCCCTAGCCATCATCTCGAGGTCGATCTCCTCGAGTCGACTATCGATGTTCCCCGGGTTCTTCCCGCCCCAGTTGACTGAACCGATGGCGCTGGTAATCTTGTGTTTGATGATACGGGGGCCCATCGACTGAACCTGCCGAATCAGCCTCTCCCACACCTTGCGAGCGGGTTCGTTGACCCTTGGGGCCAACTCCGTCTCTTCAAGGACCTGCTTACCATCCGCCCAGTCGAGGAGCGTCGCAGCAAGGGCGACCCGCTTCTCAACGTTACGCAGCTGCTCCCGTATCCACTCTGTCTCGAGGTTTATCAATGTCGTTCCCTCAAGCAATCATCTGCACCGCAGCGCGAGCTCGGTCGGTGGGAGGCTTAGCACGATGATACAGGGCGCGATGAAGAGCAGCGAGAGCGTCCACGATATCGTCGTGAGCGTCCTCATGCCCAGTGAAACTCGAGAGCTCAGACTCGAGCACCGGGGCCCAAGGAGCGTTGCGAGGGATAAGGATCTCGCCACGATTCCAGGCGGTGGCAGCATCCACAGCGCGAGAGAGCTTATCGGTAGTCGCGGGGAAGGCATCGACCCGGATGCCCTCTCGCTTGAGCAAGAGCTCTAGACCAGTCTCCGTCGAGGAGCGGAACCAAGCGACGCGGTCGATCCCGCGAGCCTTCATCATGTTGATGTAGTGGCCGGGCTCTTGCTGGTCGCGGAGCATATCGGTGAGGTAGAGACGCGAGCCCTCGGGCGTGGTGTAGAGCCGCCCGGAGAGCGTGACAGAGAAGTCGGCCGACGTCTTGCGGGTGTAGGCCGCGTCGAAGCCGTGAGCCTCGCGGTATGGCCCGCTAGGGAGTTCTGTGTAGTAAGTGCTCGGTCCGAAGACATAGTCACCCTTAGCGACGGGCCGGCACATATACAAGGCAGACCAGTCCTGCGGCAAGAGGTGAGACCGCTGCTGCTCTAGCCACTCCAGGGGACGATGCTCAGGCCACAAAGCCTCACCCTTGTCGTTGATTGCGGGGAGCTCGATTATCTCCCATCCGCCCTGCTTCGCCAGACGTCCGATATGGTCGTCAAGATGCCAGCGGGTACCGATGATAATGATTGAAGCACCGGGGTGGACTCGAGTGAAGGCCACAGAAGAGAGCCAGTCGAACGCCTTGTCGCGAATGATTTGTGAGTTGGCCTCTTCACGGTCCTTCAGCAGGTCGTCCACAAGCAGGATCCCATCGACCCCATAACCGGTGAACCCGCCACCACGGGACGTCCAATGGATCCCCCCACCCTCGGGTGTTATCCAGGAACTGACTGCTGCTCGAACAAGGTTGAGGTTGTGAGGTGCGGCGTAACGTTCAGCGATACGACTCTGATTATCAGTGAACGACTGAGCATAAGAGACGTAAGCGTTACGCTTCCTCGGGTTTCTGAGGAGGTGTCGAATAAGACCATGCAGCGCTGCGAGCGACTTCCCGTGCTGAGGCGGGACGGAGATGAGCGCCCTTATCTCCTCCCCGCGCTCGGCCCTATCGAACAACGAAAGGAAGGGCGCGAGGTGGTACGGGTTCTCTAAGCCCTCAGAGTGAGCGATGAACTCCCCAAGAGGAAGCTCACGGGCGCGACGCAAGCGACGCCTACGGAGCAGCTCGGCAGCTGCCTCCTGCCTAGTTATCCTGGCCTGTAGCAATCTTTAGCAGTTCTTCGTCAGAAAGTTCGTCGATATCCTTGGTAACTTTCACTTCGTGCTTAGTAGTCCACCTGGCCTGTGTCTGCAGGTAGAATTTCTGCGCACGGAAGTCTCCCTGCCTTGCTTTGGAGAGTAAAGACTGCGCCACAGCACCGATGGCACGGGCTCTCCCTCTCTCATACGCGGCGCGGACCTCTTCTGACAAGAACATCCGCTCACGTAAGGTACGCTCATGGATCCCCAGGTAATCGGCGATCTGCTCGAGAGGAAGGTAGGCTGCAAGTTTCTCTAACTCGTGCAGTTGATCCTTGGTAAGCAGGACATTCTTCCTCTTCGCCCCACCGCGTTTCTCAGGAGGGACCCGACGATCCGTCTTGCGCGGTTTGCGCTTTCTCTGACGGATGCGCTGAACCCGCTCCTCGTCGAACTCGACGTAGATATCGTTGTTATCCTGAGTTGCCATTGAGATAGTTCCAGAGCTGCATCAAGTGCGGCCTAGCGATTAGGAACTGCACGCGAGTCGGTTCCTTCGCCCACAGGTAGTCCTGAAGAGCCCAGGCATCGGGGTCTCTGCGATAGACGTCCATCAGCCATCGCTCGACAAGCTCCCAGCGATACTCCCGGCCACGGATGCGGATAACGTAGGTGTTACGGTCGTCAAACTTCCTCTTGTCCGGAGAAGACGGGTTGTGGGAGTGGAACACAGGGCCAATCCTGTAGACCCGGGACCGCAGAGCTTCACCAACCGATAGGGCTATATCGCCGCCTCGGTGTCGACGGTGCCGTCCACTCCAAGGTGAACTTCTGCCGTCTCGAAGCGTTGTCCGCAGCTTTGACAACGGTATGACCGCTTTATCCACTGACCTATCTCCGGATGGCGCAAGAAGAACTTACGCTTAGGTCGCGTGTTGAGAGATCCACACCACGGGCAGCCCACTCGTCGATAAATCGAAGAGGCCAAACGTGGCATGATACCCCGATTATACCACCCTTGCTATAGGTTGTAAAACAGTTGAACCTCGCCTGATTTCTCTGACAATTAGGGCGCTTTTACACCCGATACCCCGAAAGTGCCCCTCGGGGATACGTCTGACCCCTCCCAGAAGAGCCTGAGAGGGCCCTAGAAGGCCTTCCAGCCCCCACCCCCAAGGGTATACTCCGGGGTACCCCTTTGGAAGCCCTTGTAGAGCGTCCTAGAGCCTCGGCCGTTCTCTCGCAGATCACAGGGCCGGACCGTCTTCGTACAGCTGATTGCTAAGCACGTTGGCATAGGCCTTGGCCTGCTGGTACTTCCGCTGCGCAAAATCGATCAGCCACAGGTTCCCTCGACGGCTGCCCCGCTCTAACAGAGTTTGGCACCGATCCCCGACGTTGTCCAACTTCTCAAGCATCCCTTCCTTCCCCAGCGCTTCTCTAACCTTCGCTACCTGTTCGTGATTGATCTTCACCATCTCAATCATCCTCCATCCTCGGGTTGTTCGAAGAGGTAGAGCCCCCACCATTCTTCCTCCACCTTCACATCCTACCACCACGGCCCTAACCTTGTCAGGTCCATTCTCCTCCACTCCACACCCACGCCTCCTCCCGCCACCCCGGCCACCTCCCATATCGGGTTGTTTCGCGTCTGGATTTCGCGTCCCAACTCCCCGGGGTTCGTGCATTTCGCGCCCCCCACATATACCTAAGGTATATGTGTGGGGGGGACGCGAAATCCACGAACGTCCCGGTTGGGAGAGTCGCCCCCCCTGTGGTTTCGCACCCCATTTCGCGGGGCGCGAAATCCTGCGAAATCCCGGCTAGCACGGGTTTCTTGCGCCTTTTGCCCCCCTGTGATTTCGCGCTGATTTCGCGCTGCGCGAAATCCAGATCCATTATCGGTTCGCGTCTGGATTTCGCAGGATTTCGCGCTATTTCGCGCTCCTGCGAAATCCACGCGAAATAAGCGCGAAATAGCGCGAAATCCCGTCGAGCACGGGGTTTCTCGCTTCTTCCGCCCTCCTGTGGTTTCGCACTCCATTTCGCGCAGCGCGAAATCCAGAACCGTTATCAGTTCGCGCTTGTTTCGCACTTGTTTCGCGCCCCCGCGACTATTTTTGCTTACCTTAGTTTAGCTCTCTAAACGATCTTTGCTTACCTTAGTTCAGGCTCCGAGACTATCTTTGCTTACCTAAGTTTAGGCTCTGCTACAACCTTTGCTTACCCTAGTTCAGGCCCCGAGACTATCTTTTCTCACCTTAGTTCGGGCCCTATACTCCGCTTTTTCTCAGTTATCGATCCACTCGTAGGCGTCGCCCACCCGACGTACTAGTCCCGCTTTGACAGCCTCCTCGAGCGCCGCGTTCACCTGGCGTTTGCTCAGTAGCGTATCGTTCATCGGGTGTTTGAAGATCTGATATGGCAGCATCGGTCTGCCCTCAGACTCGAGGATCTCCGCCACTATGTTCCGTCTCACTGTGGTCTTCTGGTTGCGGTCCACCTTCGGTTCGTGGATGACCCGGTATGTCGGATCTCCCCACTCACCCACCTCGAGTTGCAGATGGTACCGTGGGAAAACTCCCGCAGCGCGAAACTCTCTCTCGATCGAAAGTAACGGTCTTGGGTCGTCCTCTGCTGTTTTCACATCGATATACCAGGCGCTCTCAGTCCACCCGTGAAGCGTTGTCGAGCCCAGCATCCGCTGGCCCCCGCGCCGTGTCGTGCCTTGTTTCGCCTTCCCCATATGGTGAACTATGATGATGCTAGTCTTGTGGCGCACGTTGACGTCCATGAGCCAAGTCAGGACGGGGTTGAGCTCTTGTGCCGAGTTCACGTCGCCAGAGAATAGCAGGTAGAGCGGGTCGAGGATGGTGAGCACCGGCTTGACCTCCGCGATATGCTCCTCTATCAGCTCTCGGTCCACCGGGTCAAGCAAGTTGAGGACTTGGTTGTTGATGTATTCGATGGGCAGTTCCGGCGGGAACTCGACGTGCGGGAACTCGACGCGACCCGTGAGACCCTTCGAGAGCTCGATCTTCTCCGACCGGTCGTTGATGATCCACTCGGCGTTCTCTGCCTGAATCATCAGCACGGGGCCCGGGGTCAGCACGGGGAAGCGGTCAAGGAAAGGCTTGCCTGAGGCCACAGAGAGCGCGAGATCCTGTGCCAGGAAGCTTTTGAAGCTCTTGGGTTCACCGGCTATCATGCCTCGAGAACCTCGAGTCCACCAGTCCTTGACCATCCAGGCGTGGCTGCCGGCAACCTGTGCTCTGAGGACAGAGTGTGGTAGACGCACAACTTCCCTGGCTCGAGACGACTCCGCTAGAGGGTCTTCATCGACCTCCATGCGTTTGATGCGGTTCTCGAGCGCGGCCGCGATCTCGAGACGCAACCGTTTGAGCTCGTCCCGACGACCTCTGTACTTGTTCCACACCGACCCGCGTAGTAAGATCTCTATATCCTCCGGGTCGACGTCTGCAGCTGTGAGCTCATGCACCAGTCGCCAGAGCACATCTGAACGTTTGCCTTTGGTCGCCGTGGGCGCTGTGAGCAGACGGCGAGTCTTGGGAGGAATCTTAGTCAGGTTCCTGCTGAGCGCCTCGCGCCAGCTGCGGCCTGTGAGCCGCGATTCCTCCGGCTCGGGCAGACCGAGGTCAGACGATATGACCTTTTCGTCATTATGTAGGAGCTTCCCCCGCGGTGCTCCGGGGTACTTGTAGTTCCGTGTCCCCGGTACTCTCAGTACCTGAGTAAGATCCCAGCCACTTTTGTCGGCCCCTACATGATATGTGAGGTTGCGATTGAGCCGCTCTGCTTGGTCCGGTGGCAGCTCCTTATCGAGCTTCCAGAGGCACTGATATCTGCCTGGTGATGACTGCCATAGGATCGATGGGGAAGGGTCGAGGTCGTCAGGGTCGAGGTTGTCGAGGTCAGCCCACAGGAAGCGGGTGCCAGCAGCGGCCTCTTTGACCCTGCGCCGCCGGTTGAACTTCGTCGGGCACCAGTAGAGGTCGGAGCCCCTAGGCCTCTCCCTCAGCCATCGGATGGCATCATCGATAGAGTCGGTGACATAGTCCGACCATCTGCCTCGATGTTTAGCGGCGACGGCGACATATTCGCCTGGCTGTGATTCGAGAACGGATCGGAGGATGTCATCTCTCACCTTTGCTCCTCGCCACTGAGATTCTTTTCCTACAATACGTCGGGTTTCGCGATCTGGTAAATAGGGGTCTGTGCATGAAAGAACAGTCGTTTACAGAGTTTCACCCCTCGGGTTATAGTCCTGTGAGGAGGAACTAATGCTGGTCATTCTCGAAGGTCCAGATGGCGGAGGGAAGAGCACCCTGGGCACGTACCTTGCCTCTCAGACCGGGCGGCCACTGCTGCACTCACCGGGGGTGACGCAGGGCGAGCTGGAGATGAAGGCATGGGCGCTCAGGATGCTCACGTCTCCGCTGCGGGACAGCCTCATTCTCGACCGGTTTCCGTTGGTCAGTGAACTTATCTATGGCCCGGTACTGCGTAACAGAGCGCTGATATCGAGGTATCACCCGCTGCACACTGCCTGGCATCGCATCCCGACGACTCTCATCTACTGCCGCCCCCCAATCGACGTTATACGTGAGGCCGTTATCGCGAAGAGCGAATCTCAGCAACTCTTAGCGAACCTGCCCGATATCATCAAAAACTACGACCAGCTCATTTCTGAGTTGGTGCTTGCGCATGCTCAGGGGACGTCTAAGATCCTCGTTCACACTTTCGATTACACTCGGGATAGTATGGACTTGATAGTCGATGCGATACAGCCCGCAGGTCAAACCTCGCGCGAGCACCAGCCAATGCTGTTCAGAGAGGAGCATTTCAAGTGAGGCTGGAACGAATCTTCGAACAGCAGGAGAAACTCTACCACTCGTTCGCTCCTGTGGTCCTCAATAATGGCCTCCCTCACGCCTCACTCCCCTGTGACCTCGACGACCCACAGGTGCAGGCACAGATCAAGCTGACGTTGTACGCTTTCCTTGAGGAGTTGGGGGAAGCGGCCGAAGCTGCGATAGAGGGCGCCGACCTCGAGTTAGTACTGACGGAGTACGTAGATGCCTTCCACTTCCTGGTCGAGGTCTTCATCCTGTGTGGTATCGGCCCGGACGAGCTGGTGCCTGAGTCCCTCCAGTTCGCACCCGGAACGCGAGCTCCGGTCGACCTGCTGGACGCCTTGTTCAGCTACGCTGAAGCTCTCTTCCCCACGGGCACCGATGCTCTTCCGTCTTCGATTCTGCTGAGGACCCAGCTTTTCGCGACTAAGCTAGGGTACGTGTTGAAGAACAAGCCCTGGAAACAGTCCCGGCGTAAGACTGACTTGCAGCAGTTGAAGAAGGCAGCCCAGGAGCTAAACTTCAGCTTCCTGCAGCTCATCATTATCGCCGGTATGTCCCCCCAAGACCTCTACGACCGATATCTGAGTAAGCACAAAATCAACGAAGAGAGGATCCGGAGTGGCTATTGACCCTACAACGTTACCTTCACTCTACGAAGCGTGGTACCGCCTAAACCTCGACATGGCGAACGCCCCGGATGGTACGGGTGTCTTCATGCCTATGCTCGCCATCCAGGACATGAAGATGGAGGCTTGGGGGTTCGGCCTGCCTGACGTCACCATACCCTTGATGGGTGTTACCGGTACAGCGGATAAACGAATCAAGCTCCTCGAGAAGAGGTATGTTCAGCCGGAACTTTGGGATCATTGCATATCGGTCATCCGCGCAAGCCCCCGGCTGACCAACGCCCCCCGCACGGCACGCACAGCGAGGAACCTAAACCCCGTCCGCACGAAGCCTTCTAAGCTAGCGTCTCAATCGATCCTCCTCTTCCGGCCGGGGAACTATCAAGAGGGCACGGCACCTGATGGTGGCGGCTGTCTCATCGCCATCGTCCTGACCCGGTTCGACAAGTACAATGGCATCCACGTCTTCTCCCGTGCTAGCGAAGTTGGCAAGGCGCTCCTCGGTGACCTCTACTTCGTGCGTCACCTGGTGAGAAGGGCAATCGCTGAGTCCGGCCTCGAGGGCTGGAACGAAGAAGAGCTCCACATCCGGTGGACCGCTACGCAGGCCTCTCAAAGGACTTACTTCACGCCGCTTGTTCTGCAGGGCTACGGCGGGGACCAGGCTGTGTATGACTTCTATGCCAAGCCCGAGTCGAACCGCTGGGATCGTTTCCTCAAGCGATACTTCTGGGGGAACACTCTGTTCCCCGAGAGGGAGAAGTGGGGTCAACGCCGTCGCTATGGCAAGCTCTTCCTAGCCAACGCTGAGTTCGACTGGCATGAGATCGGGGAGAAGGAGGGATGGTTCGACTTATGGGGTGTGGAGAGATGAAGTGGTATCGGGAGGTTTGTTGAAATGACCCTTCCACGACTCATCTGGAGCGACCCCCCAAGCGAGGGGAAGAAGTACCTGAAGTACTCGCCCCTTGTCGAAGCCTTGAAGGAGAACCCTAACCGCTGGGCTTGTTTGAGGAGAAACCCCAAATCCTCGCCGATGAAGAGCCTCTACAGGGTACTCAATAACGAGAGGTACCAACGCATCGCGGCCCCGTATCGCCTCGAGGTAGTTGTGAGACGAACCCCATCAGGTGACTGGGGCGTCTGGGCGCGTGTCGTTGACGAGCGTTAGTTCCGCTATATTCAAGAGCGTCAGGGACATATTAGGATCAGTTAGCAGGAGTTACTTATGAATACATGGCTTTTCCAGGCAATCTTACTCTTCCTGGCCATCGTAAGTGTCACTGGGGCTCTTTACTACTCAGAGGTCAAGCGCCGGCAACGGGCGGAGATCATACGCCGGTTCCAGGAGCTGTTAGCAAAGATCAAGGAGGAGGAGGGGGACCAGCCATCATAAGCGATTGGAAGCCTCAATGAGAGTGTTCGGCAACTTCAGGGACGCGGACGACTGGGTACGCGACCTGCTGCGGTACCGTGCGCACCGAATCAACGCCGGCAAGTGGCAGGGGATGAACGTCTCGGGGAAGCCAGAGATGGACCACTTCGAGGTGCTCAACCTGAGCTTCTCGTTCCCCATGCCCGCCACCGTCGAGAAGGCACAGGCAGATATCAGGCCACACCTCCCGTGGGCTGAGGACCACTTCCAGGAGAGGGTGTTCGGGGAGCCATTGAACCCCGGTGAGCAGTACAAGAACTGGCCGTTCTACAAACACCGTCCAGAGAACGACAGGTTTCGCACAGAGGGTGAAGGGCCGCTAGTCTCCCCGCAAGCTTGGGCATATCTTGCTGGCCTCTTAGACGGAGAGGGCACTATATACCGAAACCCCAAACGACGGGGATACCGAGTGATGGTTTACCAGAAGGACCCAATGGTACTACATAGGCTGGTGGACCTATTCGGGGTCGGTATGGTGAAGAAGCGCGACGGTGGAACTAAAGTACTAAACGGGAGGGAGTACAACAATGTTACTTACTTCTGGCAAGTAAACAAGAGGGTAGAGGTAGTATGGTTGCTTAGTAACTTACTACCGTATCTTGTTATCAAGCGTGAGAGCGCCCGGGAAGCTTTAGAGTTTATCTCCCAGCTTACCCCATCTCCGAAGGGGAACCCTCCCGCGGACACCCTCTGGGGCCGGTCGTGGGAGCCTAGGTTCACTCACACGTACATGTCGCGGTACTGGCCCAAATTCGACAACGGAGAGAAACTTCGGGGGATGATGTATGAGGCCGGTGACCTCAACGACCTAGTCAACCTGCTAAGAGCAGAGCCCTTCACTCGACAGGCTTACCTTCCAGTCTGGTTCCCAGAGGACACTGGTGTCGTTCACGGGGGCCGTGTCCCCTGCACCCTAGGGTATCACTTCATCCTCCGGGGTGGGTACTTACATACCACTTACTATATACGTTCCTGTGATTACCTCCGACACTTCAAGGACGACGTCTACATGACTGTCCGGCTGGCACAGTGGGTTCACGAGAGGCTGCAGGACCATCCAGTATGGAAAGAAGCCCAGCTAGGTCGGCTTATCTTCCATTGCGTTTCGATGCATATGTTCGCCGCCGACCGTAAAGCGTTAGGGTGGGATAAGGAGGTATGATGGCCGAAGTTATCCCCAAGAAGCGGTTGACACGAGACGAGATGTATCTTGCAATCGCTCACGTTGTGGCTCAGCGCAGCTCGTGCCGTCGGGCACAGGTGGGGGCTGTAGTCGCTGACGAAGCAGAGATCTACGGCCTAGGGTACAACGGCGCTCCTCGAGGTCTCCCCCACTGCACAGCAGAGACGTGCGACCCAGCCGGCAACAAGTGCCAGTCGACCGTCCACGCTGAGGTCAACGCCATCCTGAAGGCTGGCTTACGTCCCGGAGCCACCCTCTACGTCACCCACTCACCTTGCCTCGAGTGCGCGAAACTCATCATCAACTCTGGCATCAAACGAGTTGTGTTCTCGCAGTATTACGGTTCAGTATGGGGATTAGACCTCCTGAGGGCCGCCGGTATAATCGTTACTCCTTACGAGGCTGAAGTTGAATGAAGAAGCTTTCAGACCTGCCGCGCAAGAGGAAGATCTACCCCCTCGGGAAGTATCGGCCTCGCATGGTCGAGGGGAACGACGACCTTGACTCTTTCTTCGAAGAGCTTAGCAAGTCGACCATTCAGAGCTTAGACATCGAGTCCACGGGGTTGTCTCCGTTCGTCAAGGACGCTCGCATCATGACACTCCAAGTCGACTTGCTGCCGCAGCGCTCGACTTGGGTCCTGCCCATCGCTCACCACGAGAGCCCCTGGAGACACGACCAGGGCAAGCACCTGCTGGCAGAGGTGCGAGCGGCGATGCCTAAAGAGCCATACGTTGTCGCTCACAACGGCAAGTTCGACTCCCTGTGGCTGAAAGTAGTTGGGGGCGTAGAGATCGATATCGACTGGGACACGATGCTCGCTGCCCACCTGCTCGACGAGAATAGAGTGAGCGGCTTGAAACACCAGGTCCAATACTTTTTCGGGGTGCCCGACTGGGACGTGGACACCAAGGTCAAGCAGGGTAAGGCTCGCCTGGTCGACCTGTTCCAGTACGCCGCCCGGGACGCCTACTACACTCGTGAGCTGTTCCTTCTGCAGCAGAAGCTTCTTGCCCGCGACAAGCGGCTCGAGGCTCTCTTCCATGAGCTCGTTATGCCCCTGTGCAACATGTTCCGCGATGTCGAGGCTCACGGGGTCTATGTCGACCGTTCACGGCTCGAAGAAGTGAAGGAGTTACTTGAGCAAGAGTACTCCTCTACAATGGCTGAACTCCACAAGTACCAGCCGGGGCTGAACGTCAACAGCCCCAAGCAAGTGTCTGAGATGCTCTTCAAGCGCCTTGGGATGTCCCCCCTGGACTACACCCCCACGGGGAATCCTGCGACGTCTGAGAGCGTCTTACAGCGCCTCTCAGAGCACCACCCGGCGCCCCGTTTGATCCTGAAGGCGCGCGCTGCTTCCAAATTTCTGGGCACGTTCGTCAACTCCTGGATGGATAAGCTCGACGACCGCTCGAGACTACACCCACACTTCAAGCTCCACGGGACCGTCACCGGTCGGCCATCCTGTGAGGAGCCGAACCTGCAGCAGGTGCCTCGAGACCGACGCATCCGCTCCCTCATCACAGCACCGCCTGGTTGGGTCTTCGTCGAGGCTGACCAGTCACAGATCGAGCTCCGTGTGACCGCCATCGAGTCCGGCGACCCGGTGATGAAGCGGATCTTCAAGGAGGGCGGGGACATCCACTCGACCACCGCTCAGGAGGTCACGGGGATGGGCCCGAAGAAGGTTCCCAGTGACGTCTGGAAGGACGCTAGGAAGAAAGCGAAAGCTATCAACTTCGGCTTCGTCTACGGGATGGGCGCTAAGAAGTTCAAGGACTACGCTCGAGACAAATACGAAATCATGCTCTCCGACGCCGAGGCTCAGGCCTTCCGTGACCGGTTCTTCCAGCTCTATCCTGGGCTCGAGCGCTGGCACCGCCGGCAGATTCGCAAGGCACAAGCGGTGGGGTTCGTCCGCACCAAGCTGGGTCGCAAGCGGCGGCTGCCGAACATCCACAGCGACGATAACTACCTCCGTTCAGAAGCCGAGCGTCAGGCGATCAACTCGCCGGTGCAGGGGCTGGCTGCAGAGATAACGCTCGCGGGCGCACTCGAGATTCATGAGACGTTCCCACGGACGGTGGTCAACATCGTGGGAACTGTCCACGACGCCATTCTGATGGAGGTCAAGGAGGAGTACCTCGAGGAAGTACTGCCGAGGATCAAGAGTATCATGGAGAAGCCAGTCATCCTCGACCGTCTCGGTGTGAAGCTCCCAATCCCGCTAGTGGCGGAAATCGCCGTCGGACCTTGGGGGGCGGGGGAAGAATGGCACGGGTAGTTAGGCTGTTTTCGTCCCCCTCTGTCGGAGGATATAGTGGGGCATAGGAGGATAAGTGGATACTGTCATACTCTCGCCATCTAAGATCAAAACCTGGCAGTTCTGTCACCAGGCTTTCCATTACAAGTACGACCAGAACCTCCGCCCTAAGCGGAAGGTAGCGCCATTATACCGAGGCGTCATTATCCACGAGATTATCGAAGCGTACCACCGGGGTAACGATTGGGAAGAGGTTTTCGAACGATACGAAGCCGAGTTCAATAAACTGTATCGGGAGGAACGCGAGGAGCTTGGTGAGAACCTCATGGACGAGATCTGGCTTATCGTCCAGGGTTACTTCCACCGATGGCAGTCCGATCCTCTAAAGTACATCGAGATTGAAGAAACGCTCGGCCCGTTCGAGATAGCCAAGGGCGTTTATCTGAAAGGCAAAGTAGACCGTATCGCCATCGACCAAGACGGCGTTACCTGGGTGGTCGACACGAAGACCAAGCGTCACTTCCCCGACGAGTTCGAGCGACAGATGAACCTGCAGGGTATGATCTACATCTGGCTCGCGCGCCAAGCTGGCTACAACCCTGTGGGTATCATCTGGGACTATGTTCGCACGAAAGCCCCGGCTGTACCGGAGCAGTTGAAGAACGGTACTCTGTCGAAACGCAGGAACATCGATACCACTTGGGGGGTATACCTGTCAGAGATCGAGCGGCTGGGGCTGGACCCCAACGACTACCTCGATATGAAGCAGGCGCTCCAGGGCAAGGACGACGACTTCTACCTCCGCGTCCGGCAGCCCATCAACGACCTGGCGGTAGAGGTAGCTATCGACGTTGCTCGAGAGCAGGGTTTCAGGATCCTCGAGACTCGTGATTACCCTATCCGCGAGTTCAACTGGCAATGTTCCCGCTGTGAGTACCGACGTCTCTGCTGGGCCGAGATGGTAGGCCTAGATGCAGACTTCATCCGCCGGAACGAATTCGTGGTCGAGGTAAAGGAGGAAGATTCGGAGAATGGCGAAGATTAGGCGACGGATCAAGAGCACAGAGGGAGAGTCTTCACAGGGCCCACCGGCAAGCCGGTTCGATGAACTGAGGAGTCGTATCCGACCTGTGTCAGAGATCGATAATGGGCTCAAGATTCTGCTATATGGTCGCTCCGGTACGGGGAAAACGACCATCGCTTCTACTTTCCCACGTCCTGCGTTACTGCTGGACGTCCGCGAGGAGGGTACCGACTCCATCTACGACGTTGAGGGCATCCAGGTACTCCCTGTGAAGAGCTGGGACGATATAGAGTTGACTTACTGGATGCTCGCTACTCAGCCGCACGATTACAAGACCGTTATCATCGATACCATCTCGATGGCACAGGTCCAGTTGGTGCGCGATATCCTCGAGAAAGAGGGTCGTGAAGCGATGAGTCAGCAGCTCTGGGGAGAGGTTTCGGGGAAGATGCAGACTGTCATCCTGGGCTACCGGGACCTCCCGATGAACGTCGTTTTCCTAGCTCACGACCGGATCCGCGAATCGGAGGAGGGAGAAGATGATACCCTAGAGCCAGAGGTTGGCCCGGCGCTCATCCCGTCGGTAGCGAAGACGCTCAACGGAGCTGTCTCCATCGTCGGGAACACCTACGTCGCCGAGAAGGTGACGCAGACCAAAGGCAAGATCAAGCGCCGCATCGAGTACCGCGTTCGACTGGGCCCTCACGCCTTCTACACCACGAAGGTCCGGAAGCCCAAGGGGTATAGGGTCCCGAGCTACGTCGTTGACGCGACGTATGAGAAGTTGCTCAGGATAAGAAAGGGAGAGTACGATGGCACAGAGGAGTAAGATCGGTAGGGGCAAGATCATCAGTGTCGACTTCACTGGGGTTGAGTCTGGCGGACGTCGCGTTCCTCCCGGCGAGTACGTCGTCGAGGTGGAGAAGGTAGAGCAGGCGGAGTCGAAGAAGTCCGGCAAGCCCTACCTCTCCTGGGAGCTGAAGATCGTCGAGGGTGACTTCAAGGGCTCAAAGCTCTTCCACAACACGTCGCTCCAGAAGCAGTCCCTGTGGTCTCTTCGCATGATGCTCGAAGCGCTGGGCATCGAAGTTGACGGCCCGATGGAGCTCGACCTAGCTTCCTACAGAGGCTTGCGCTGTGGGGTCGAAGTCGACCATGAAGACTACGAGGGCAAGCTTCGCCCCCGCGTTGTAGAAGTCTTCCCGCTCGACGACCTCCTGGATGAGGACGAAGACGAAGAAGAGGACGAAGAAGAGGAAGACGAAGAAGAGGAAGACGAAGAAGAGGAAGACGAAGAAGAGGACGAAGACGAAGAAGAGGACGAAGACGAAGAGGGCGAAGACGAGGACGACGAGGAGACTGACGACAAAGAGGAAGAGGAGCAGCCCGTTCCCCGCCGTCGTCAGCACCGGGCCCGCAGGTAATGGCTAGAGGGCCTGAAACCCGGCTCCAGCGTAAGATCCGGGAAGCGCTCACCAAGCGCTTCCCGGACATCTTCCTCTTCAAGGTTCACGGTGGCCCGTATCAGTCATCGGGGATCCCTGACCTGTGTGGCTGTCTCAACGGTCGGTTCATCGGGATGGAAGTGAAGGTGGGGAGTAACAAGCCCACCGAGTTGCAGAAGCTGACACTTGAACGAATCGCTCGCGCCGGCGGTATTTCCGGCGTTGTTCGATCCGTCGAGGAGGCTTTGCGTCTTGCCGAAAGTGCCGTCCAAACCGAAACCTAAACTGGAAGAACTTATTCGCACCAAGCCGTTCTCGTTCCAGGTGCAAGCGTTCCTCCGTGCTCGACGCCACAAGAGATACGCGCTCTTCATGGAGCAGGGCACAGGCAAGACTCTCGTCGCCATCGGCCTAGCGCTCTACCATCGCAAACGCAACCGAATCAAGCGCGTCCTGGTTGTTACGCCTGATTCTGTTATGGGTGAGTGGATACGGCAGTTTAGGGAACATGCTGCAGACCCCTCTGTGCGCACTAAGATGCTCACAGGGCGCTTAGACGAGCGCCGACGTTGGTTATCCCGCCATAACAGCGATGGACGCTTCCTGGACGTTCTCATCGCCAACTATGTCTCTTTGCGCGAGCTGACTGACGAGCTAGTGCGCTGGCGTCCGGACATGGTCATCTTAGACGAATCTCAGAAGATCAAAAACCGTAAGACCAAGCAGTCCAAGGCGGCCCATCGGCTGGGGAAGGTAGCACGCTACCGCTACATCCTCACGGGCACTCCAGTTAGCGAGAGCCCCCTCGACCTGTGGTCTCAGTATCGTTTCCTCGACCCCAAAATCTTTCCCGAAAGTTACTATGATTTCCAGAACCGATACGCGATTATGGGCGGGTTTCAGCGCAAACAGATCAAGGGGTATAAGCGGCTTGAGGAGTTCGCCGCCAGGGCCCACAGTGTCGCCTATCGGGTCACCAAGGACGAAGCGCTCGACTTGCCGGGAACGCTCGATCAGATTCACACGTTCGAGCTGTCTGCTGAAGAGCGACGCCACTACCGCGCCATGCACAAGGACTTCTTGCTGCGCTTCTCACAAGGCCATGTCGTGAGCGCCCCTCTTGTGCTCACGCAGATGGTGAAGCTTCAGCAGATTGCGAGCGGGTTCGTCATCGATGAAGAAGGTCAAGTCGTCAGCTGGCCCTCGAGCAAGCTTCGACTCCTGGGGGAGATCCTCGAGGATATCCCGAGTCACCGCAAGGTGGTCATCTTCGCCAAATTCATCTTCGAGATCCAGAGGATTGCGGACCTGTGCCGTAAGCTGAAGATCCCCGTGGGAGTTATGCACGGTGAGACGAAGAATCGTCAGGAGCTTATCGACCAGTTCCAGAACACCGACAGTCCCCGCGTTATGGTCCTCCAGACCTCTGTCGGGGGCCTAGGCATCACTCTGACGCGAGCCTCCTACGCCATCTTCTTCTCGATGAGCCACTCCTTCGTCGACTACGACCAGGCACGGGCCCGGGTTTACCGGATCGGGCAGACCAATAAGGTGACGTATATCCACTTGATAGCACGGGATACCATCGAGGAGGATATCCTCAAGGCTGTGCAAGAGAAAAGAACGGTGGCAGACTTGGTCACAAATATCTTACGTAAGCAGGTTAGGTTTCTTGATGAAGATTAGCTGTTTTCAATGTCGAACTTTTCATATAGTATTCCCTAGATGACTGAGCGGTGCTCTCTCACCGACCTGGCTATCCGCTTTGGGTGGCGCAACTATCTGGGTGAGCCCGATCCAGAAGTTGTGGGCAGGGTCATCGAGCACGAGCACCTGCTCGGGAATCTCCCGGTTGGCCGACGGGATTCCTATGTCGTGGGTAGCCCCGAGCTGGACGCTATCATCCGGATGTTTGTCCAGTTCGAGCGTTCCCGCGATAGAGTCGATGAAGACCGGCCAAGACGTAAGCGAAAGAAAGGGAGGAGAATCATCATGGCGACGGTTGAGGCAGCGACCCGCAAGAGCAAGCGCAAGGACCGGGGCGTTCAGGAGGGTGAGGTTGTGACCCCAAGGGTGACCCGCCAGGCGCCCGAGAACATGGTCACGATCCGGGACCTCGCGAAGGAGTTCGGCTATCAGCCGCAGTACCTTCGCAAGCTTCTTCGGGATGCTCGTGAGGCCGGTGACTTCGAGCACACTCCCCGCACCCGTTACCAGTGGGAGAGGGACTCTGCGGAGCTCGACGCCGTTCGCAACTTGATCCAGCGTCACGTCGATAACGTGGCCGCTGCCGAGCTCGAGGGGGACGACGAGGATAGCGACTCCGACGAGGATCTCGACTTCGACGAGGAGTAACTAACACCTCACTCCCCCTCCAGTCGCTGCCTGCCATGCGTAGGCAGCGACTTTGTCTAGGAGCCGTCATGAACCTGCCGCACCTGACCCAGCTGCTCCGACAGCGAAGTTAGTTCTCCTATTCGTCTGGGGGCCAAAGCGAGATATAGTCCTGCATGGACCTTTGGGCAGCGCACAAAGTTGGAATACCCTTCTTCATCGTGGCTGTGGGAGGCTCGCTCATCGTGATGATCTACGACTGGGCCGCCCCTCGAGTAAACGCCTGGTGGAGAAGGCGTCGGGGACGTGGAGCCTAGGGGGGTGGGGGGTTTACAACTTCTCCGACTTCTCTTATACTCCTCGCATGGAACTGAACGAGAAGCAACTCACCCTCCTTACCCACACCGACGCCCGCGTTCAGGAGCTCGCCCGCCGCCTCTTCGCTGAGCGCCTCGCTCCTATCCGCGAAGCCGATTACTACGCGCTCGTGGTCGAAGCCACCGGCGGCGAAGAGAACTTCTGGAAGCAGGCCGCGGAGAAGGCCCTTCGCGACGCCGAAGCTGCCATCGCCAAGCAAGACGCCGAAGCCCGCACCATCACCCCCGCCCGGGCCCGTTACAACGCCCTCATCAAGGCGGGGG